GTCGTGTTGTTGTTCTTAATGTCGTAACAGTTGAAGAGTTTAGAACAAAGGCACTTAAGGCAGTTGATATTTATCTCAAAAAAGACGAATCCGAAAGAAACCCCTGTATGTTTGTTTTGGATTCTTTAGGAATGCTCTCGACAAATAAAGAAATTACTGACACTCTTGCTGAAAAAGATACTAGGGATATGACCAAATCTCAGGTCATTAAAGGAGCATTCCGTATGCTTACTCTTAAACTTGGTCAGGCAAATATTCCTATGATTGTTACGAATCACGTTTATGATTCGATGAGTATGTATTCACCAAAAGAAATTTCTGGCGGATCCGGAATGAAGTATTCCGCATCAACAATTGTTTATCTATCAAAATCAAAAGAAAAAGATGGTAAGGAAGTCATTGGTGCTATAATAAGAGCGAAGACTTATAAGTCTAGGTTAAGTAAAGAAAATCAAGAGGTGGAGACTAGATTGTATTATGATGAGAGGGGACTGGACAGATACTATGGTCTCTTGGAACTTGGAGAAATCGGTGGACTTTGGAAAAATGTGGCGGGTCGTTATGAGATCGATGGGAAGAAAATATATGGTAAGGAAATTCTTAAAAATCCTGAACAATATTTCACCGAAGATCTAATGCAAAAACTTGACTCTATTGCCAAACAACACTTCTCTTATGGAACGAATTGAGACTACGATTCTCAAAAATCTAATATACAATGAAGATTACTCTAGAAAAGTTATTCCTTTTATACAACCTGAATATTTTGAGCAAAGATCTGAAAGAATTATCTTTGAGGAAATTGCAAAGTTTATTGTAAAGTATGGTTCTTCAATAACTACCGAAGCACTCAAAATTGAATTAGAAAATAGAAATGATCTCACGGAAAGTGAGGTAAAGGATATAAGAAGCATTTCAGGTTCACTTGATGGTTCTTTAGTTGATAAGCAATGGTTGATTGATAGTACTGAAAAATGGTGCAGAGATCGTGCCATTTATTTGGCACTTATGGAATCAATTCATATTGCCGATGGGAATGATAATAAAAAGAATCGTGATGCGATTCCAAGTATTCTTTCTGATGCACTGGCAGTATCATTTGATAATAATATTGGACACGATTATCTTGAGAATTATGAGGACCGCTATGATTTTTATCATAGAAAAGAAGAAAGAATACCATTTGATTTAGAATACTTCAACAAAATTACAAAAGGTGGTATTCCAAATAAGACACTCAATATCATCCTTGCTGGGACTGGCTGCGGTAAAAGTCTTTTTATGTGCCATCTTGCTTCTTCTGTATTGCTTCAAGGTAAAAATGTTCTTTACATTACTCTTGAAATGGCAGAAGAAAAAATTGCAGAAAGAATTGATGCCAATTTGCTGAATGTTCCAATTCAGCAATTAACTGAATTGCCAAAAGCAATGTTTGAGAATAAAGTAACAAATATTGCAAAGAAAACTCAAGGGACTCTAATTATCAAAGAGTATCCAACTTCTTCTGCTCATAGTGGACATTTTAAGGCACTTCTTAATGAACTTGCACTTAAAAAGTCTTTTAGACCAGATATTATTTTTATTGATTACTTGAATATATGTGCTTCTAGTAGATATAAGACAAATCTTTCAGTTAATTCATATTCTTATATCAAGGCAATTGCAGAAGAACTTCGTGGTCTGGCAGTGGAATTCAATGTTCCAGTTTTCAGTGCGACACAAACGACAAGAAGCGGTTTTGGATCTTCTGATCCAGAATTGACCGATACATCAGAATCTTTTGGACTTCCAGCGACTGCCGATCTTATGTTTGCTCTCATAAGAAATGATGAACTCGATAATCTTGGGCAAATTATGGTCAAACAACTTAAAAATCGTTATTGTGATTTGACTATGAATAAGAGATTTGTTGTTGGTATTGATCGAAGTAAAATGCGGGTTTATGATTGTGAACAAAAGGCACAAGATGATATACTTGACTCTGGAAAGGAAGAAGAGTATAATAATGATGAACCCAAAGTAAAGAAAACATTTGAGGGATTTAAATTCTAATGAATGGTTATTATTCCGTATTCAATCCTAGAGGAGAAAAAATTGCTGACTGTGGTATCGAAAGAGATGCAGTTAATCTCATAAATATGAGAAATCGAAGATGGGATGGGCATTACTATCAGTTCAATCCCTTACCGGGTGATATAATTGATATTGCCAATACTAAACAACTTCCAACTAGTGATATTGTCGTCAATATGAACGGTGGTGTCGGTGGTTCTTGGAAAAACGTTTCTGAAGAAGAATTTGATGAGATGTTCCCTTCCCCAAAACTAAAACAACTGAAACAAAATCAACAACAACCTTTTGAAGTATGACTAAAATTGATTTCGAACGTTACGAAAAATTTGTAGATGCTGTCACCTCAGATGCTTCTACTGACTTTGTGGCACTTTCCGATCGTCTAGTTGAATTGGATGAAAAGGGTGCAAATATTGAAAGACTTCTTACTGCTGGTGTTGGTATTAATGCTGAAGGCGGTGAGTTTCTTGAAATTATTAAAAAGATGATCTTCCAGAAAAAACCTTGGAATGAAGATAATAAAGAGCACCTTATCATTGAACTGGGAGATCTGATGTGGTATGTAACACAGGCGTGTATTGCTCTTGATGTTTCTATTGATGAAGTAATTACACGAAATGTTAGGAAACTAGAAAAGCGTTATCCGGGTGGTAACTTTGATCCTTATTATTCTGAAAATCGTGCTGAAGACGATCTATGATTGAATCTATTTTAAAGAATGAACTCTATATGGGTTACATCTTTGGTATTATGATTCTTGGAGGTTTTATCCGAGAGTATCACGTTCTTGAAGATGTCTATTCCCTTGCTAAAAAATATGTAAAGGATAATCGTGTTCTAATAATGATTACCTCTTTGTTTGGTGGTATTCTTCCAATTCCTGGAAGAGTTGCTCTTTCTGCTCCTCTCCTCGATGCTATTGCTCCAGAAGATAAAAAGAAAAGATCTGCTTATGGAGTAATTGATTATCTTTCTACTCATCACTATTACTGGTGGTCTCCTCTTGAAAAAACAGTAGTTCTTCCAATTGCTACACTTGGAATTACTTATTCTACATTTCTTGGAATGATTTGGGTTCCACTTTTAATTACTTTGGCATATACATTTTGGTATATTTTTGCTAAAATTGACCCAGATCGTATTGATGTTTTGAACCACGTCCGTGAATTTAATCTTTATCGTGCTGTTCGTGGATGGGCACCAATGATTGCTACAGTAATCCTTCTCTTAAATACTGGAAAGGGTGGAGCAATTTTCTTCTTCCCGTGGTTTGCTGCGATGTCTATTTACTACAGCATTCTGTGTAAAGATTGGAATTGGGGAAGGTGGTTAGATGGTAAGTTTGCAATTATTGCTACTGTAGTTCTTGCTTTTGGTGGCATTGTTGGACAACTAAATGCTCCAGTAAAAGAATATTTGAGTTCTGCTACACCAGAAATGCTTATTCCAGTTTCTATTGTTGCTGCTGTTGCATCATTCATTATGGGTTCTTCTGGCAAATATGCTGGTATGGCATCTATTCTTGTTAAAATTTTTGGAGCACAATATTTGGTTTGGTTCCTTACTACAGAATATGCTGGTTATCTTCTGTCTCCTGCTCACAAGTGTTTGATGATTGGTCAGCAGTACTTTGGAACTCCAATTCGTAAATACTATAAAGTTATTGGTGGATTGAGTGCTATATTGGTTACATATGCTGTATTATATACGTTTGTATTTTAATTGAAAAAGTTAATTAAGAAATATGTCTCTATAATATCAAAAATACCAGAGAGGCATTACTTTCCAATCTTTGTAATCATCTCATTGTATTTTGTTGTTCCTTATAGTGAGTTTGTAGTAACAGCATTAGCGCCATTGTATTTTGTATTTGAAAAACAAATTCGGGGATTGTTTTCTAAATTACCTATTCCAGAATATATTCGCTACGGTGGTTCTCTAATATTTTTTCTAGTAATGATTGACGATTACTTATTTTATTTTGCAATTATTTCTTTTGCTCTTTGGAGTTCTAGACAGGTAAAAAAGCAAAATAAATAACTAACTCTAATTAAATTTGAAGACGGAACAAGGATGAATGGGACACTTAAGGAACTGTCCCATTCATCCAGCAGACCTCCGATGGACCTGCTATTCTCTATTATAAATTATCTTCCAATATCTCCACCAGATCTAGATTTGCCTGTTCCACGACCACCAGGAACTGTTCCATATCTTCCTGATGTTCTAGTATCTGCTGGTTCTGCTGGTCCAAGATCTTGACCAGTTCTCATATCAATAACTCTTCTTCTCCTATGTCCTTCAACTGTTCCAACACTACTCGCAGGATTTCTGTTTCTACCTCTTACTCCAGTTTGAGCATATCCTGTATTCCTTACAGCATTTTGTTGTCTTTTTTGTCTTTCAGTTTCTTGTGGTTTTGTATCAGACTCTTGAGAATCGACATTAGATATTGCTTGTCTCAATTTTTTTAATTGTTTTATTCTGGTTGCTTGTTGCTGAGGAGTTCCTCCTCTCTGTCTAGTTAATTGAGATTCTCTTTTTTTTGCTTTTCCTCTGCCACCAGTCCACCAATCTATCTTTGCTTCTAAAATAAACTCTCGAAACGTCTTCATTTCTTTTATTTTTTCTAATTATTTAGAGAAAACTAAATACTTAAAAAAATGAATTCACTATTATTAGACTTAATATCTTCATTTGAGGCAGACTCAAAAAGTCCAAAAGAAAGATATGAACAATTTTTGATTTATACTCATCTAACATTTGAGAAAAAGATAAAATCCGTTAGGTCGGATACATTGAAGAATAAATATAAAAAAATACAAAAAAACATTTTGCAATATATTGTTGCAAATAAATCAGAGATAATTAAAAACATAAAGTAATGAAGACTTTTTCACAATTTATATCTGAGGCACCAAACCCTTCTAGACAAGCAAAAAGAATGGGTCTCAAATCCGATGGTCACGGTGGATTTGGGAGAATGGTAAATGGGGTATGGGAGTTTATTGCGAAAAATATTGATGGTAGATTAGTATTTTTTAATAAGAACCAAAGACCAGGAAGACAAGATCCTAGACAAACAGAAAAAGAAAAATCATTATCATATACAACATATGCTCCTGTAACAGCATCTTATGATTATGGAACTACTGAGTATGAACGGGAACTTAGAGAACTTTATGTCAATGGTAAAATATTTAATGAAGGCGAATGGGTTAAAAGTTCCGTAACAGAAGATATTGGGAAAATTATTCGTAGAGGAACGAATTACTTAATTTGCGTAACTGAGGATGGTGAAATGTTCAAGCCTTGGATTAAGGATGTTCTTGAGCAAAAGAATAATATAACTGATGTATCTGGAGTTCCTGCAGATCAAAGATTAGTTGGAACAGATGCTCATCGTAAGTATGTTGAGAAAATGGTTCCAGGTAGTCAATGGGGAAGACAATTTATAAATAAGTATAGAAAAAAGTAAGAATTATTAGAACTTCCAATGAATAATAAAGTATTTGAGGAAGCACCTCAGCAGATTAAGGCACCAAGACCTGCAGGTCCTGCTGGTGGTGCAATGGATAAGTTTAGAAAAGCTGCTAGGCAACTTGCATATGATATTAGATATAAAGTAAAAAAAGGATTTAAGGAAGGGCAAAAGACTGATCCTGCTTCCTTAAAAAGAGCATATATTCAAGAACTTGGAAAATCTTCTTCTCCTGGTCCTGTTAAACTTCTTGCCAAGAAAATGTTGATTGGTGAAGAGTATGATATGTTTGATATTTCTGAAAATGTATCTTCAACAACATCTAAAGTTTTGGGTATGGTTTTCTCTGAAGGAACTGGTGATTATGTTTTGAGAGTTAAGGATCCAAATGCAGGAACTCAATATACAAGATCATATAATAACTATGCTGCTGCAGAAGCAAAAGCAAATCAATTAAGAAAGAAAGGACTTCGTGTAGAGATTACATCAAGCAGTAGTCAGAAAAAAGATACTTATGATAAGACTGGTCAGAAAAAGAATGATGGAAATCTTGCAAATAATTACCCACCTTATAATAAAGTAACTAGAGGTGATGTAATTGCAGGTGCAAGAGGTGAAGATCAAATGGGTGGTAAAAGGGAAGTAAATAAAGAGTCTTTCTTTTATGAGGCAGAAAAAAATATTGATGATGAAGAAAAACTTGATGTAATGAAAGGTAAGAATAAAATCATTATTAATCCAAGTGTATTAGAAAATGCTGCAGAGTATTTTTATAATCAGGGATACACTGAGAAGGATATTGCAGTAATCTCTGAGGGTATGGGATATGATCAATTTGTCGAGTTTGTTAATGATATTGGATTTGAACTTTTAACTGAGGCAAGAAAGGCAAGAAGAAGAACTGGTGGACCTTCTTATGAAGAAATTAAGGCGCAAATTGATGCCAAAGAAAAGGAAAAATCTACCCCAAAAGCAAAAAAACCTGAAGTAAAAACACAACCAGAACCAACTAAAAAACAATTGCCACCTGGGCAAGAAAGAATTAGACAATCTTTGCAGAAAGCAACTTCTCCTGAAGCAAGGAAGCAAATGGCAAAATCTGCTGCTGGGGCTTTAGCAGGAGCAAGAGATACTGCAGCAAGAGCAGCACTTTCTGCCTGGCAAGGGCATAAGGCAGCAATGAAGAAAAAGGATGAAGGTGGATCTGTTGCTCAGCAAATTGGTGCTGGTGCTGGTAGAGCACTTGGATCCTTTTTTAGAGGAGGAACAGAGCACTTAAAGAACTCTTATGAGTTTACTGGATGGGTTGATTCTCTTATTAATGAAGGGTATGATATTGGAGATTGGACAATCTCAGAACTTTATGATGAGTTTATCACTGAAAAATCAATGAGCGTATCTCAACAGCAAGCTGCTGGTGCCGCATATGCTGCAAAAAAGGGAGAAATCGATCCTTCAGAATTGAAGGGAGCATCACTTGAAATGTATAAGACAATGACAAAGAAACAACTTCGTGATTTTGCAAAAACAAAGCACAAAGGACTTCCTGATAAAAAAGAAACAGAAGATGATGATAATGGAGAAAGTGTAGAAGAGCAGACAATGGGTATGATGAGTCGTAATGAAAGGGAAAGATATTTGGCGGATCTTGAGAGAAAGCAATTTCAAGGAACTTTAGAAACTCCAACTGGAAGAGGATCTGAAACTTCTACTACAAGAAGAAAAGGTCCAAAGATTGTAATTAAATCCTCATATGAAAGAGATGAAGAATGTGGTTGTGATGAAGAGGAGAATGAAGAAGATCCAAGATCAATGAAAACTAAAAAAGATCTTATTAAAAATAAACTGAGAGCAATGGGTCTTAAAATGTCTTATGAACCTAATGGTGAAATGATTGATGAAGAGGAAACTCCCATA